GGTGGTGGAGGCGGTGGCGGAGCAGGTGGAGACTGGCAATACGGCGCAGCAGGCGGCGGCGGTGGCGCTGGAGGCTCAGGCTGGATGGCAATGAACACTACACAAGGCAATGGAACTGGAAGTCCAGGATATCAAGGTGGATTTGGATTCGGTCCAGGCGCAAGCGGCGGTGGAGCTGGAGCAAATCATAGCTGGACTAGCTGGATTGGAGTAGGTGGATCTGGCGGAGACGGTATGTATGGAATCGCTGGTGGAGGCGGCGGCGGTGGAGGCGCAGGCGGCGGCGGATCTTGTGGCGGTGGCGCTGGAGGCTCACAAACAACAGATAACTCAGGTGGAGAAGGAAGAAACGGAACAGGCTCAGGTGGCGGCGGAAATAACCATCAAAGCGGCGTCGGAAATAGAGGAGGGAACGGCATAGCAATTATCACTTGGTATGTCAAAGCATAATATGTTTAAAAGATTCGCTCTAGTAAATCCAGATGGAACAATGCATAACCTAGTCTATCTTGAGAATGTCGATGCAGTATTGAGTAATGAAGATTGGAAAGATTTAGCTTACTTTGATTATACAGAGTGGGCTCCAGAAGATCATCCAAGAATGCACTGGACATATGATTTTGCAACTCAGCAATGGAATAAGCATGATATAGTATTGCCAACACCTTTGCCAGCAGAACCACTTGTACCGCTAGAGGAGCCAGCAGAAGATACGCTGGCAGTAGGAGAATAGCATGTCAAGAGAATGGGCAATTATTTCAAATGGTGTTATTGGTAATATCGTTATAGCTGACGAAGACTTTATCTCCTCGCACCCAGACTATTCATCTTTTGAAAAAATAGACATAACAGATTTAACAATTAAGCCAGGCATTGCTTGGAAGGTTGAAGATGGAAAGTTCAAAAAGCCAGCAGAACTTCTTCCTGAAGATCCACAATATATTAACCATGATGAGTGGCTAGAAATAGAGGTGCCTAACTAATGGCAACATACGGAACGATTAATCAAATATTTGTACCAGGACTGGATTCTGAAATAAAGAATGCATCAGGTACCCTAGCAGTATCAGTTGCTATTCCGCTATTAGCAGCTCAAATTTCTGGATTTTATAATCAATATACAACAACAATTCTTTCTGGTGGCAGCTGGACACGACCAAATAACAGCGCACCACAAGTTGAAGTAACACTTGTTGGCGGTGGCGGTGGCGGAGGTTGTGATAACGGATCAGTAAATCACGGCGGTGGCGGAGCAGGTCAGGTTCTAAAAAGAATTCTTGACATCTCCAGCGTAAACGTTGGTTCTGGAATTTCTATTGGAATTGGTGGCGGCGGCGGATGTAATGGACAAGGTGGAAACTCTACGTTTGGAACATCGGGACAGCCATTTTATATGGTTGCCTACGGTGGAGGCTCTACTCAAGGAAACGGACAGTCAGGTTCATGTGGACCTGGAGCAGATAATATTACAGGAATTGGCTCGGGCGGCGGAGGACAAGGTCAATGGCAAAATTCATGGGGCTCAGGCGGTGGAGGCGGTGGCGCAGGTGGCGCTGGACATTACGGAAGATTAAACTTCTACAATAGCGGCGGATACTCAGGTTACTTTGGAGGATCTCGTAACTCTTCAGAAGGATCATCTGGAGGAGGGCCAGGAATGGCTAACTCAAATGACTCTAACCGTCGCCAGACAGGCGGAAAAGGTGGATCTGGACTTTATGGAGTGGCTGGAGGCGGCGGAGGCGGAGGTCGTGGCACTGGAGGACCTGGATCAAATGGTGGAGGACAAGGTCGTGGAGACTATATCGGCTCCCCAAGAGAATCTGCTTTTGAGAACACAGGTTCTGGAGGCGGTTGTGGTGGAAGCGGTGGCTCAGGAGTTTGTATCATAACATATTGGATTAAGTCAGCTTAATCTAAAGAAATAAGAGGAGAATAATATGCCAGTATCAATGTCGCCAAGCGCTGTAACTCCAGCTCTATGGACATACACATATCTACAGGCTCCAATTAATGGTCAAGGGTACACATACTTTAATATCCCAGTCGAATATCAAGACAAGGGAACCATTAATGCAGCAGGAACTGCAACTTGCAATGTTTCTGAAGCAGGAGTATTTAAAATAATTGCTAACGGCAACATGACTGTAGCTTTTACAGGAATGCCAGCTTCAGGCAAAGGAGCTTTTTGGCAAGTAGAAATTAAGAATGGTGGATCATACACTATTACTTGGCCAGGAACTATTAAGTGGGATGGAGGCGGAGCATCTAACATTGCACCACTTCTTTCAACAAACACAACTTTGCTAAACTTCTATACCAGAGACGGTGGCACCAATATATTTGGCGGATACGCATTCGCTGATCTGTTTATCTAATTAAGGGGGCACAATGTACGCCATAGTAAGGAACAATGAAATAGTAGCCTCTGGAAGGCTTGATCATCTATTTCCAAACTCCTCTTTTCCCGAAAGCGGCGAATACGGAAGCTTCCTAGAAGATAATGATGTAGTAGAAGTAATTAGTGCTCTCGAATATAATACTAATACACAAAAATTAGTTGAATGCGAACCATACATTCAGGCTGGAAAAGTATATTCGGTAAGAGTAGAAACTATATCAGCAGAAGAGCAAAAAGAAATTCTTGAAGCACATATTGATTTTGAATTAATATCAATAAGCTGGATAGACTCAGATACTTCTCTATCTGAAACACATATAAATGCATGGAAAGCTTATAGAGATAAGCTGCTTCTTTTGAAAGAATATGATAAGATATCGGATGTAACCTGGCCAAATAAGCCAGTGGTATATCCAGGAGGAGAAGCCTAATTGTTAGTTAATCAGCATTCAATATTCAGAAGAGCAAGATTTACCACAGTTGGTATGCAATTGCATTTAGATGCCGCTCTTCCTGCAACGGTAATTAGAGATGGCTCAAACCTAGTATCTCAATGGAATGATAAGTCTGGAAAAGTCAGAAATATGTCAAGTTCTGGTGCAAATAGACCAACATTTCAGCCTACTGGACTTGGCGGATTAGGCGCAATTAATTTTGATGGGTCGGATGACTTTATGACTTTTTCTGACCAAACTCTTTCTTATATAGCTGGAAAATCTTTTACAGTTATCTATGTTGCATCAAAGCCAGCAAATAATAACACTTGGATTATTGGCGGAACAAATACAGCAACAAGAACAAACCTATACGCTGGTAACCTTACATCAAATACACATAGATTTGGTTTTGGTAATGATGATCAGGGATCAATTGTCACTGTGGCACCAGCAGGAACAACAGAAATTTATTCATTAGTTTATGATGTATCAAACAATTTAAGAATCGTAAGAAGAAACGGAACAGAAGTATCTCGTGCCGTATCTCAAGGGTCTCTTGCTTCAATGACTGGACAATCAATAGGAAGATATGTTTCCTCTTATGGAAACTTTAAAATAGGAGAACTAATTATCTACGATAGAGCTCTTCAGTTTGCAGAGTACAATACTGTAGAAAAAGATCTAAGATCTAAGTGGTCTATAGTCTAGGAGGCTAATAAATGTCATACGCTCCGATTAGAATATCTGGACCAGAAACTTTACTGTCTACGCCTAAAAAGCTTTTTACTGCTACATCTACGGTTATAGTCAAAGAGTTCTTAATAACAAACTTTAGCGAATCGACATTGCCGTTTAGCCTATACCTGCTTCCATCAAATGCAGATGCTTTAATTAATTTATATGGAATTAATCGTTCCAGCTTAGATCCGTATAAGCTTTATGGAGATAACAATATTCCAAATAACTCTTCTTTAAGACTAGAGCATTCTCTTATTATAAATAGTGGAGAAGTTTTAGCTGCAGTAACTACAACCCCAAATACAATTGCTGTAACAATATCTGGAATAGATTTAAGTGGTACCCCAGGCTCAGGAACAGGCGGCGGCGGCGCAACTGGAGCAACAGGTGCTGGCTATTCAAATGTCACATCTACTACAACTCATACAATTGCTTCAACTGGCTCAAAAACATTTTTTGTTAATAATAGCGGAGCCTATGTAATAGGTCAGCGTGTTCGTATAATTAATCCTTTAAACTTTACAACTTACATGGAAGGTATAATCTCCCAATTAGTAACAAATGTAAGCATAACAGTATCTTTAGATTCTAAAAATGGAACAGGAACATTTTCTGAATGGGTATTTGCGGTTGCTGGAAATCCAGGAGTTGCTGGAGTTTCTGGAACAAACGGATCTCCTGGAATTCAAGGAGTTACTGGTCCGACAGGATCAGCAGGAGCAACAGGTCCAACAGGCCCAACTGGATCTGGAATTACCGTAAGAGGAGTTTTGCAAACAGAATCAGAATTGCCGCCAACTGGCAATACTACTGGAGATGCATTCTTTGTTGGATCAACTGCATATCTTTACTTGTGGGACACTACAATACAGCCACCAGATTGGGTGCCAGCAGCAAGCCTGCTTGGCCCAACAGGCCCAACTGGAGCAACTGGAGGAACAGGACCAACAGGATCGACTGGACCACAGGGTGCATCAATAAATATTAAAGGACAAAAAGCTACAACAGCTTTATTGCCAGCAACTGGAAATAGCAATGGAGATGCTTGGGTAGTTGCAGCAGATTTACATCTATATGTTTGGGCAAACACAGAATGGATAGATGCAGGTCAATTCCAAGGTCCAACTGGAGCAACTGGACCAGCTACAATTACAGTTGGGACAGTAAATCCTACAGGTCCCGACGGATCTCCGCAAGTAACTAACTCTGGTACAGCTCAAGATGCGGTGCTAAACTTTGTATTAAAACAAGGCCCAACAGGCCCACTTGGCCCAACTGGAGCAGCAGCTACAGTTTCGCTGGGAACAGTAGGAAGCACTGGTCCAAATGGAAATGCATCTATAACAAATAGTGGAACAGTCGCAGCGGCAGTTTTAGATTTTGTATTAAAACAAGGTCCAACAGGAGCAACAGGTCCTGCAGGTCCTGCAACGATTACCGTTGGAACTACAACTCCAACTGGACCAGACGGAATCCCTTCAGTAACAAATACTGGAACAAGCACAGAAGCTGTTCTTAGCTTTACGCTAAAACAAGGTCCAACTGGACCTAACGGCCCAACAGGCCCCACGGGAGTTACAGGATCCACAGGTCCAACTGGCGCAACTGGCGCAACGGGCGCAACAGGTTCAACTGGTACCGCAGGAGCCCCAGGAGCTGGACTAAATATTCTTGGATCATATCCAACGCTAGCAGATTTGCAAGCGGCACAACCAACTGGTCAAACAGGAGATGGTTATATTGTTGCTGGAAAACTTTATATTTGGTTAAATTCACAATGGTCTGATGTAGGAAATGTACAGGGTCCAACAGGATCCGCTGGCCCAACAGGACCGACAGGACCAACAGGTGCAAATGGAACTAATGGAACTAACGGAACTAATGGTGCAACTGGACCAACTGGCGCAACAGGTTCAACTGGCGCAACAGGTTCAACTGGCGCAACAGGTTCAACAGGAGCAACTGGACCCACTGGAGCAGCAGGAGCAACTGGCGGATCAACAATAACCCATAATATTACAGTACAATCTACAGGTGGAGGAAATAAATATTTCTTTGACGGAGTCGAAGCACCAGTACTTAAGTTCCTCCCAGGAATTCAATATATATTAGACGTATCTAGCGATACTGTAGATTCACATCCATTCTTTTTGTCAACAACTCAAGACAGCACAGCAACAGCTCTAGACTATAACAATGGCGGAGTTATATATAACGTATCAGGAATTGATTACCTTACTTATGCTAATTATGCAGCAGCATGGACTGCCGCTGCAACTCCAAGAAAAGTTTTTATAATAGTAAAATATGATTACCCAACAACAACTTATTATGGATGCTCCGCACACGGCGGAATGGGCAATTCTATAACTCGCTTATAGTTTAGAGGAATAAATGAAAATAGCGGTTTATAGTATCGCTTTAAATGAAGAGCAATTTGTAAAAAGGTGGTATGAGTCCGCAAAAGAAGCAGATTATATCCTTATCGCTGATACTGGTTCTAGCGATGACACCGTTAATCTTGGTAAGTCTCTTGGCATAAATGTTTTTAAAATATCTATAAATCCATGGAGATTTGACGACGCCAGAAACGCAGCCCTTGCTTTAATTCCTGAAGATATTGATTATTGTATATCCTTAGACCTAGACGAAGTATTGTCAGAAGGATGGCGGGAAGAACTAGAGAAGTTAGGCCCAGAAGTAAACAGGCCATTGCATAAACTAGTAACTCATATTGATCAAATAGGAGACCCAGGCCTAGAATTTGAAGCATTAAGAATACATGCAAGAAAAGGATATAGATGGAAGTACCCAGTGCATGAGTCTGTTGGTCCTTATGGAGTAGAAGAAAAAAAACAATCTACAAATATCAAAATATATCATCTTCCCGATAACCTAAAGTCTAGATCACAATATCTTCCCCTTCTAGAGATGGCAGTAAAAGAAGATCCTTTAAGCGATAGAAACTCTCATTACTATGCAAGGGAGATGTTCTACAGATTAAATTATGAAGGTGCAGCAAAAGAGTTTAGAAGACATCTCGATCTTCCTTCTTCAAGATGGAAACCAGAAAGATGTGAGTCTATGAGATATCTTGCAAAGTGCGAACCAGAAAATGCGGAGTTTTGGCTAAGACAAGCAATAGAAGAATGCCCAGAAAGAAGAGAGCCTTATGTAGATCTTTCTCAAGTTTATTATGATAAACAGGACTGGGAACAAGTAAAAGAATTTGCAGATAAGGCTTTGTCTATTAAATCAAAATATCTAGAATACTTTTGCGAGGCCGATGCTTGGGGCTGGAAGCCGTATGACTTGTCTGCATTGGCTAACTACTATCTTGGGTTTTATGAAAAAGCATTAGAACATGGTAAAATGGCATTAGGATTGAAGTACGATCCTAGGCTAGTTCAAAATATAATGTTTTACGAAAAAGCAGTACATGGGGGTGAGCAAGATGTCTTATCATCTTAAAGTTATAAGAGACTATCCAATTGGATTTTGGAAGCTGGACGAGTCTTCTGGCTCTACCGCATTTGATAATTCTGGATGTGCTAATAATGGAACATATTTTGGAGGCCTAGACTCATCAATTCTACCGCTAGTTCCAGGCGGAGCATCTGGTAACCTTATAAATAATTCTAAGTATATTGCTTTGCCGACAACAAAAGATTATTATGCATCAACCGCAAGTGGAGGCTTAGGAGATTTAGACACATCCGACAATGATTTCACAATAGAAATATGGGTTTATCAAAATATTACAACTACCAATAGAACAGTAATATTTGCTGATGAGGCAGCAGGAATAGGTTTATTCTATGAAAATGGAAACGTTATATTTAAAGTGCAGGGCAATGAGGTATCTTATACTCTATCAAATAACAATAAGGTTATATACCTTACGGGGGTATATGCAGTAAGCTCTATAAAGCTATTTGTAGATGGAACAGAGGTTGCTTCTAAATCAATAAGTGGATTTAAATTTAGTAACTCTAGCCTATCCCTATCCGTTGGACCAACAGAAAGCGCAAGCGACTACTTCATAGCGGACGCCCCAGCAGTGTATAGATACTCTCTTCCAAGCAACAAAATTAATGATCATTATCTAAGCGGAATAATATCAGTTAGCCCATATCAAATAGTAAATGCAAAAGGTGGGTACTTCTTTCCAGCACATGAAGAAGACTTGCACAAGGTATTTACTTACGAATTTGAAACAGAAAAGATGAAGAGTTTTGTTGACGAAGATCTATTTTATGATGCCAACCTAAGATTTTTGTCTTTTTATATAACTGAAACAGCAGAGGAAAAAGAGTCATTTTTCTACGATATATTAAATGTACCCAGCAGCCTAGGAATAACATCTTCAAAAATAGAGTGGCTGGCGGACAAAGGAATAACTGTATTTGTAAGCCAAGATGGAACTAACTATCAAGAATGTACTAACGGATCTTATATGCCGTATTACAGCAAATCAGACACAATTACAGGCGGACCTATATATATCAAAGTAAGAATGTACTCCAGCGATGCGTCTAAATATCTACCAAGATTCTCTAAGTTTAAGATTAAATTCTATGCGGATAAAAAGGTTTATGCCCAAAACTATGGATATAAAATAGAATCAGATTATGAATATGATGTTACTTCATTTAATTTGCCACCCCTTTTAAGATTTAAAAAAGACGGCATAACCACAAACGCTAATCATGGATTTAAAATAAATGCTTCAAATATTAGAACAATAGAATTTCTATTTAGGCCTTCTGCCGTTACGGCAACCACCCTACTAAGTGGGCCTGGCTTAAACCTGTCCTGGAATGGCTCAGGAACAATTTCTAAGACGGGTATAGACGAGTTTTATGTCAATGGGGTATCTAAGACCTCAACTTCCAGCATAGGGTCTGTATTCGCCTCAGATATGCTTTATTTGGTTACCGTAGTCACAGCATTGCCAGTATCTGGGGATATTGTCTTTAATTCAAGCGGGCCATCTAATTCATATAACAATATAGCCCTATATGAGTCTAATTTTTCTACTGCAGAAATAGTGGATAATTATAATTCTTATATTTCTAGACCAGCCCTTTCAACCGCCCTTTCGTCATTTCAAGTGACAGATTCTGGATCTGAATACTATGACGACGAGTATGTGGTAATTAGAAGCATATAGTTTTGTCATTTATCTTGACAAAAACCTGGACTTAGGCACTAAAAAGTGGTAGAATAAATTCCTATGGATATTAACAAGATAAACTCTAAGGTTATGGAAGAAGACACCACCCTGGGAATATATGTCTGGGAAATGCCTGATGGCAGGTGGATTGGGGATGACGACGGGAACTATCTTTCTGTTACATCCAAAAAAGGCAATAGAGTTAAAATTGATGCTCTTGCAAAAGAGGTAAAGTCTTTTGGCATCTATGAAGGCCAGCCTAAGTTTCTAGCAGGACGTAGAAAAATTGATGACGAAGAGTTTGAGTATCAAAAACAAAGGCTGGAATGGGGACTAGTCCCAGACCCACTAGATATTGGCGTCTATAAAGACGAAATGAAAAAGTTAAATCCGAAAGGCAGATAACATGCAATTTATAGAAGACGAGAACTCAGAAAATACAATAGAGATCTCAAATAACTCTGACTGGTTTAGATTTAAAAACGCATCGGAGACTGTTTCCAATGATCCATTTAATATAGATCTTGAAGAAATAAAGAAGCTCAGAGGCCTAGGCGCAACCTTTAGAAGAAAGATCGGCAGAGAGTTTACTAAGGCCTTTACTGGCATTGATGGAACCGCAACACAGCAGAATTTATTGGCTCAAGCAATTACAGGATATGCTATGTTTGATCTTATCGAGCCACCATACAACCTAGAATATCTGTCTAAAATATATGAGGTTTCTCCATACAACTACGCAGCAATTAATGCAAAGGTTGCAAATATAGTTGGCCTTGGATTTGATTTTATAGAAACAAAGAAAACAAATGATGCAATTGACGAGATTACAGATGATAAACAATTAGAGCGGGCAAGAAGAAAGATAAATAAACTAAGACAAGATCTACACTCCTGGCTAGACTCAACAAACGACGAAGACACATTTACTCAAAGCCTAATCAAGGTATACACAGACCTAGAGTCAACAGGTAATGGATATCTTGAAATAGGAAGAACAACTACTGGAAACATCGGGTATATAGGCCATATTCCAGCAAAGACTATGCGTGTACGCAGACTTCGTGATGGCTTTATCCAATTGCTTTATGGCAAGGCTGTATATTTCCGCAACTTCGGAGATCAAGATACAGAGAACCCGATTGCTGGACAAGAAGATCGTCCGAATGAAATTATTCATTTGAAGAAGTATACCCCAATGAATAACTATTACGGTATTCCAGATATTGTTGCAGCACAGGTAGCTTTGGCAGGTAATGAATTTTCTGGCAAATATAACCTTGATTATTTTGAAAACAAGGCGGTACCAAGATATATTATTACGGTCAAGGGTGCAAAGCTTTCATCTGAATCAGAAAGAAAACTACTAGAATTCTTTCAGGTTGGTCTAAAGGGCAAAAGCCATAGATCGCTATATGTTCCTCTGCCAGCAGACTCACCAGATTCTAAGGTCGAATTTAAGATGGAGCCAGTCGAGGCAAATACTCAAGAGTCTTCATTTAATATATATCGGTCCGCAAATAGAGATGAAATTCTAATTGCCCATAGAGTTCCAATTAATAAGATCGGAGTTCCAGAGGGGGTATCTTTGGCAAATGCTAGAGATGCCGATAAAACATTTAAAGAGCAGGTCTGCAGACCAGCCCAAATGATTCTAGAAAAGAAAATAAATAGAATATTTGAAGAAAAAACAGATGCCCTTATTCTTAAATTCAATGAATTGACTCTTACAGATGAGGACACTCAGTCACAAATTGATGAAAGATATTTAAGAATGCAGGTAATTACCCCAAATGAAGTAAGAATTCGTAAGGGTATGATTCCAATTGATGGCGGAGATCAGGTGGTCGATTTGCAAGCTCAGGCAGCAGAAGTTAAAGCCCAGGCATTGCAAAGCAGAGCCAGAGACCAAGAGAGATCTGCAAAGGCCCCAGATAAACAAGGGGAGGCCAGAAATCCTAAAGGAGAGGGTAGACAGGTCGATTAATATCACTCAACTATTATTTGCCTTTTGATTATAACAAGTATAAAATAATGCATATGAATATTGAGAAATCTCTATGGTCATCTAATGGCGACGCCATTAGCCTATCCGTTCCGTTTACCAAAGTAAACCGTGAAAAAAGAACAGTTTCAGGATTTGCAACCCTAGATAACATTGATCAAACAGGAGACCTAGTAACCTCAGAAGCCAGCATCAAGGCTTTTGAAAATTTTCGTGGCAATATTCGTGAGATGCATGGATCAAATGCTGTCGGCAAAATGGTTTCATTTAAGCCAGAAACATTTTACGATCCATCTACAAAAGAATTTTATAACGGAGTTTATGTTGATGCATACATTTCAAAAGGCGCACAAGACACTTGGGAAAAAGTTTTAGATGGAACTCTTTCAGGATTTTCAATCGGCGGTAAGATTACAGAGTCTGATAACGAAGTAAATAAGGCAACAGGTAAAACTGTAAGATTCATCAAGGGCTATGAACTCATGGAGCTATCAATTGTTGATTCTCCTGCCAACGAGCTTTGCAATATATTGTCTATTCAGAAGATGAACGGACAACTTATGTTCAAAGGCATTGCTGCTGAAACAGTCGTAGAAAATATTTTTTATTGCGAAGAAAGTGATTCTGTATTTATATCAACAGATAAAACATACGATTCCCCAATCACTGGAAAGCCAGCAGCTCTAATTGGTTGGGTAGAGTCAAATGATGTTAACAAAGCAAAGGATATAGATAAGATTCTTGATTCTTATAAGAGATCAAGATTTACGTTGCCTGAAACACAAACAATAGCAAAACAGGCAAACGCAGAAGGAGGTAATGTAGTGTCAGAAAACACAGAAACAGTTGCAGCAGTCGAAGAAACTCCTGCAGCCGTAGAAGAGACAACAGCTCCTGTTGAGGCCCCTGCAGAAGCAGAAGCCGAAGCAGCACCAGCTGAGACAGCACCTGCAGAAGACGCTCCTGCCGAAACTCTTGAGAAAGCAGTCGAAGCACCAGTTGAAACAACTGAGGTTGCAGAAGCTGTATTAGAAGAGCCTGATTTTGCAAAAATGTTAGGCGACCTAAAGTCATTTTTCTCAGATACTTTGAGCAAGGCATCAGAAGCAAATGCAACGCAAGTTGCAGTAATTAAAGAAACGGTAGAAACGTTCAGCAAGAGCGTTGACACTAGAATTTCAGAATTGGCAGAACAGCATTCAGTACTATCTAATGCTGTAAAAGACATCAAGAACACGATTGATACTGTCCAAAAGCGTGTCGAAGCAGTTGAATCCGAGACTGCAATTAAGAAGTCCTCTGACCTTGGCGGGTCGGTTGGAACAACAATCAAGAAATCCAAATGGAACGGTTCTTTCCTCGGTTCCGTGAACGATATAATTAACTAAGGTAGGTGAAAGAAAATAATGAGCAATGAACTATTAGAAAAAGCTGCTGAGGCAGGCTCAACAGTAACAGGTACATTTGCATCCACCACTGGTGGAACTGGAGTACACCGTGCTTCCGAAAACGGAAATGGTGGACTTCTAAACCCAGAGCAATCTGCTCGCTTCCTTGACTATATGTTCGACGCAACCGTAATCGGTAAAGTCGCACGTACAGTTCGTATGAGAGCGGACACAACCGAGATCGATCGTATGTCCGTAGGCGAGAAGCTTATGAAACTCGCAAGCGAAGGAGATAATACAAATCAGGCAAACTCTGCCGTGACATTCTCCAAGATTTCTCTAACAACAAAGAAACTCCGCATGGACTGGGAGCTTTCAACAGAGTCTCTTGAGGACAATATCGAAGGTGCTGATCTCGAAGATCATATTGCACGTTTGATGGCAACTCAAGCAGGTAATGACATTGAAGATGTAATCCTTAACGGAGATACATCACTAAGCTCTGATCTACTTTACAAGTCATTTGATGGCATTGTAAAGAAGGCTAAGGCTAGCGCACACGTCGTAGACGCAGCGGGAGCTACAGTTTCTCGTGAAGTATTCAATAAGGCTCTTAAGGCTTTGCCACGTAAGTACAAGCAACGCCGTGGAGATCTTCGCTTCCTTGCAGGATCAAACCTAATTCAGGACTTCCTATATGCTAACAGCATTGGAACAAACCAAACAATTCCTTCCGATATCGCTTCAAGCGTTATCCGTGGCGGAGTTGCACCACTAGGTGGACCAGCAGGATATGTGGCACCATTTGCATTCGGTATTCCGATTGTTGAAGTTCCACTACTCAAGGAAACCCAAACAGGAACTCACACAGGCGCATCAGGCGACCACGGAGATGTTCACTTGACATTCCCAAATAACGTAGTTATTGGAATCAAGCGTGACGTAACCGTATATCGCTTCTTCTGGCCAAAGAAGGATTCGATCGAGTACACACTATTTACTCGTGTCGGAACCCAAATTGAGCAAGCAGACGCATGGGTAGTTGTCAAGAACGTTAAGGTCGCTTCGTAATTAATATTTGAAGTAGATTTGCAAGAAATGCCCCCCATTTATTTGGGGGGCTTTTCATTTTAATTTATCAATGCTATAATGGACATACCTAGAAAAGGAGCAAGTATGTCATTTGAGACATTAAAAGTAGCAGAACTCAAGAAAATCGCAGAAGACTTTGCTGTGGAAACTGAGGGCCTAAAGAACAAGGCTGATATTATTGCCGCTCTCGCAGAAGAGGGCGTCACATGGACCGTATACCAAAAAACAATTAAAGATATAGAAGATAGCGTAGAAGAAGAAGGATATGAAGTTCTTCCAAAATTTGATCCAACAAAGGATCAGTCGGCGGATAAGATTTTGGTTAGAATGACTAGAGAAAACTTTAGGTATGACATTATGGGATATACCTTTACAAAAGATCACCCATTTGTTGCAATGTCTGAAGATGATGCTCAAGAAATTTTTGACAAGGAGGAAGGGTTTAGATTAGCTACTCCCAAGGAAGTCCAGGAGTATTATAACTAAGCCTAATAAATGGCAGAGGTATTAAGAAACAGTTCGTCTCCAGTTTACCATCAGGTATTTTGGAAAGGTACACCAACTGACGCAGACTCACTGCCAGTAGTTAAGGTTTACAATATCACGGAGAATCCTGATGAGGAAGATCCTGGATTGTCACAACTAGTCTCAACAATTACGTCTGAAAAAGATGAAACAAATGTTGGGATGTATGTTGTATACCTTCCCCTGTCTACAACCAACACAGCCTCAACTCTAAGATTAGTTTGGCAGTATGCTGTAACTTCTCAAAATATAAATTACGAGCATGATGTTTTTATTGTGACTCCCTATACAGACCTAGCTCAGGCATGCATGTGTTTAGGAATAAGCACAGATCCGTCTGACCCAAGCTATAAGTCATATAGAGAATTGGCGGCAGCAGAAAGATACGCTAGACAAAGAATAGAAGACTACACTGGTCAGCAATTCTTTTTATACAAAGATGTATATAGAGTTCTAGGATCAGATTCAGATGTACTACCATTACCAGACAAAATACAGTCTTTAGATAAACTATATATGAACGATGTTCTTCTTGTTGATAATACTGTTAATCCAAAGGTAAACGCTTGGGGATACGAAGTTCAAGTTTCTGAAACTAATTTTGGAATTAGAATAAACCGTGCCAACATGCTAGATAATACAGTTTATACAGCAAATGGAATGGTTCCCCCAACTATACATGACGGAAGCGGAACATTTAGAAACAATGTTGTGTATGAAGTTCAAGGCACATTTGGATGGAAGAAAGTTCCAGATAAAGTAGACCTTGCAACAATAGAGCTTATGAAAGACTTTTTTGCCAAAGATATGGTTTGGAAAAACCAATACGTACAAAATATACAAACCTTTGACTGGCAATTTGAATATAATTCTGAAGCATTTACGGGGACAGGCAATGCCTACGCAGATCGTCTACTTGGAGACTATGTCGTAAACAAAGCCTCACTTATCTAATGTCTTCGATAATTGATGCAGTATTGTCAATGACGATGGATGTATACAAACAGACAGACATTCAGGACTCTGAAACAGGTGCGCTTAAAAAAGAATGGGTATACTACAAAACCTTGCCATGTCACGCAAAGGGAGTCATAAGCAACTCGGCCACTACCAGGTCTAGCGATAAACAAATCTTTGATAACAGATATACCAATGATCAAATAATTCAAGTCAGAACTTCAGAGAGATTAACGACTAGAGAAAAGATAACAAATATTAAAAACTCTGAGAATATTTGCATATGGACGGAATTAAATTACCCGACAGAGACCCCAACAGTTTTTGAAGTTATGGGGGTTACTCCAATTACAGACCCATTTGGCAGAGTTCTTGGATACAATTCTTCCATGAAGAGATCGGAGAATCAGCAAATTGGTATCTAATTTTGTTTTGATGCAGGCATCCAGCGGATTGGCAAAGCTAATGGCTGGCGGATCTCAGGCTGGGGCAATTAAAGACAGTACAGTAGCACAGGTATCTGCAGCATTATATTA